TGCGCCTCCGCCCAGATGCGAACGCTTTCGATCACCGGAATGATCGTGTCGAGCAGCTCAACGATTTGCGGCAGTAGGATTGACCCCACCGAAATGGCGAGGCTTTCGGCCATGCTCTGAAGCCGCTTGATCGCCCCTGCGGCCGTGTCATTCATACGCGCGGCGATACGCGCGGCCGATCCGGTCTCAGACAGGCTCTCCGCATAGGCCTGCAACGCTCCACTGCCAGCCTGTTCAAGCAGAACCGCCGCTGCGCTTGCGGCTTCCATGCCAAAAATGTCGTTGATTAGCTTGGCCTGTTCGCCGGTCCCGAGTTTCTGAAGGGCCTCATGCACCTCGGCGAGGATCGTCGGCATGTCGCGCAGGTTGCCGCTGGCGTCGACGGTCTGCACGCCCAGTTCGGCCATTGCGTCGGCCGCAGGTTTCGGCAGGGCAGCGAGGCGCAACATCATGGCCCGGAGCGCGGTGCCCGCCTGGCTGCCTTGGATACCGGCGTCACCGAGCTTGCCCGCCATCGCCGCTGTCTGCTCGAGGGACACGCCAAGCGCCTGCGCGTTCGGAGCCACGTATTTCATGGTCTCGCCGAGCATGCCCAAATCGGTGTTCGAACTGGTGAAGGTGTTGGTCAGAACATCGCCGAGATATCCCATCTCCCCAGCCTGCATGCCAAAGCCGGTCAGAATGTTGGAAGCAATATCGGAGGCGCGGGCGAGATCGATTGCGCCAGCACTGGCGAGTTGCAACATACCCGGCATGGCGTCGATGGTTTCGCTCGCCTCGAAACCGGCCATTGCCAGGAACTTCATCCCGGCTGCCGCTTCCGAAGCCGCCCAGGGTGTGGTCGCGCCCAGTTCTCGGGCGGTCTCTGTCAGCCTGGCAAGCTCTTCATCGTCGGCTCGGGCGACAGCGGCGACCTCGGCCATCGAGCGTTCAAAGTTGATCGCGGGACGCAGCGAGGCAGCCAGCGATCCGGCCAGGGCAGCGACCCCGAAGGCTTCGCCCATGAGGGCCGAGCGGCGGGCCTGATTTGCGGCCAGTTGCTCATTGGCCCAGGCAACACCGGCGCGGCCCGTTTGTTCGGTGACCGCGCCGATCTGGCGGAGGGAGTTCGTGACGGCGCGTGCCGGGCCGGTTGCCTGATCCACCAGCTTCAGAATGAGCGCAATGTTCAGGTCGCCAGCGGCCATCTCGTTTCCGTTCCTATCGTTGGTTCAATGGGGGACGTCCCGTTTTGAATTACGCTACCGCTTCGCTGCTTGAGCGTGCGTGTTGTTCTGTGCCTCAAAGCGTTCACGCGCTTTTTCGCGCCAGCGGGCCAACTCCTCGAGGGGCATGTCCCTCATCGCGTCAGGCTGCCAGTGGAAGACTGACGCGATGTCGGCCATTGCATCCTCCACATCGTCGGGCAGCTTCAGGTATTCGCTTCCAGCGCCTGAAGCTCCGACTTCTTCGCGAAAAAAAGCACGGCCTTCCCGCAAAGCGCGATGAAGTCTGCCGGATCCAGCGCGGCCACCTGCGCCGAAGTCAGGGCGGGCTGCGTGATGCGCGGCAAGAGCTTGATCATGGCGTCCGTGTCCATCTGGAGCACGTCGGTCATCTTGAGACCGCGCAGCTCGCCGGTCTGGGGCTTGCGCAGGTCGATGCCGGTCACGTCCTTGCCGTCGATCTTGACGGCGGCGGACAGGGTCACGTCATGGGACTTTTCGGCGGTTTTCTCGGTCATGGTTCAAATCCTGTTTGAAAGCGGGTTTTAACCGGGCGCGAACGGCGATGCGCTCACGCCCAGAGGGTCAATGCGGGCGGATCAGAAGCCCATCGCGGCGCGCAGCTCAGCGAGCTGGTCAACACCGCCGATGATCCGCTTGCCTGCCTCGATGTCGATCTCGAACAGCTCGTCGCCGTCCTTCAGCATGCGGAAGTAGTCGACCTCGAGCGTCAGCTTCAGCGGCACGTCAGAGCCGGACTTCAGATCACCGAAGTTGGTCACCGACCAGCGGCCACCCAGCGTGCCGACATAGCTATCGGCCGAGAAGTCGTGCTCGCCCATCGCGCCGGGGCGCAGGGTCATGCGCTGGCGGGTGCCGAACATCTTGATCAGCTCAGGCGGCCATTCGGCGAGGGTCAACTCGGCTTGCATGGCCTCCATGCCCATATCGATGGCGACAGGGCCGTCCATGCCGCCACCACGGTGGCTTGCCGTCTGCATTTTCAGCTCGGGCAGTTTACCTTCAAGGACGCGGCCAGCATAGCTGACCCCATCGACGAAGGCGTTGAAGTTGCGGATTGTGCGCGGGTACTGCATCATGACCAGCCCTCCTTATGCCGCTTTGACCGACGAGATCAGCTCGTCGTAGTAGGTGCCGTTGCGATGTGCGCGGAACACCAGGTGCTCGAGCGGCGCAGGCGGTTCAAAGTCGAAGTCGAGATAGAGCTTCCCGGCCTTCAGCGTGGCTTCGGTGTTCAGCTCGGGATCCAGCCAGCAGTTGAACCCCAAGAGCGCGCCGGTGTTGACCATCTGTTGCCCAAACGCCTGGACGCCGTCACGAATATCCATGAAGAGCTGCGCTGACATCGGGCGGTCCATCGCCCAGAGATGCGCGCGCTCGATGCTCTCATAGATGATGTCGGCCGTGCGGCGGACAGACAGGAAGGCCCATTGCGCATCGGGGCTAGTGCCCCGGTTGCCCCAGAGGCGGAAGCCGTCGCGGCGGATGATCGTGGCGACCTCGGCCTCATTCATCCGGTTGGCTTCGGTCTCAGTCGAGCTGAGGTGGAAGCTCACGGGGCGTGCCGTGCCGGAGATCCCGTTGATCACCTGGTTGGACGGCGACCACCAGAAGCCCTTCTCGATGTCGCGCTTGGCGATCAGACCAGCGACATAACCCGAGGACGGCCGCGTCACATAAGAAGCCGACACGTTGTCAAAGACGGTCACGGCCGGATCGACGATGAACAGGCGATCGGAACCCCAGTTCTGGCGCTCGGCCTTGGCGTCGGTCTCGTTGGTGTTCGGGCCGTCGATCACCACGATCGCACGCAGCTTCTCGGCGACGGCGATCAAGTTGGTGGTGACCGGGCTGGCGGGATCACCAGGCGCGGTCTGGGTGAAGCCGGGTGCGGCAAGGATGCGCGGCGTCAGGTCCAGTTTGGAGGTGGAAGCCTCAAGCGCCCAGAGACCGGTGCCCTGCGTGGCATCGCCCACCACATTAGCCAGCGTGGCGGCAGCGTCAGCGCCTTCGGCCACGCGGATCATGACAGCCACGGATGCGCCCTGAGCATAGAGCGCCTCATAAGCGTCCTTAAGGGTGCCCGCGTCGCCGAGCAGCGCCGCCTTGCGCGGCCCCTCGATCAGAAGCGGGGTGTTTTCAGGGAACTCGGTGGCGTCGGCATCGGGGGCGGTGCCCACTAGACCGATTACCGAGCTTTTGACGGTGCGAATGGGGCGAATGCCATCATCGATCTGGATGACCTCCACCCCGTGGAGAAACTGCTCAGGCATTGGAAGCCTCCTTTGGTTGAGCGATTGGTGAATGAACTTTTCGGATCAAGATCTTGGCCAGGCATCCAGTACCGCCTGGGCACCGGTCGGCAGAAAACCAAGCGCTTCCAGCTCTGCCAGGGCCGGCGGCACTTCGGGATCGGCGGCGCGCACCTCCTGGGCCATATCCAGCATGATCCACATTGCCGCCAATTCCGGTGCTGCCTTGGCTTGCACCAGCATGTCGGACGTCATGCCACCCGCCACCATGCACAGTCGGGCAAACTCTACGCGGGTCAGCGGCTTTGGATCCGGTTCAGGGGGCCGCGGCGGGGTGTATTTCTCACCATCCCATTTCCACCCAATTCCCACGCCAGTCCCGTCGCCATCCAGAACGGTGGCGTTCGGGAATAGAGCCTGTGCGGCGTTTAAACTTTGGGCCTCGATCACGTTGTCGATCACGTTGTCACCGTTATGGTCGATAGCTACCTTCATGGTCACACCTCAAATACAAAGTCTGTCGGAGGGATAGAGCCGCGCACAACATAAATTCGAGCTTCGCCCCGCGCACCGTCACCCGGCTTGCTTGCCGCTGGTGCGCCGCCGCCACCGCCGCCGGGCGCATTGCCGTCCGCTTGATAGGCCCCACCATCGCCACCGATGACG